TGATGGTGAAAATAGGCGCTGTTGAGCCATCCGCGAGTCCCACCGATGTGACCGTTCCGGTTCCCCCGCCGCCACAACTGCCATTGATCCAAACGCTTTGCGAACTCGAATAGGTAATACATTGCCCATTGGTCGGGGCAGAGATGTTGGTCGGAAACGTGCCCGTCGTCGGGCCCGTAACGTCCGCGACCGACCCTCCCGCAAGGAGGGCCAATGCAAGCCATCGAAGTTTTTTCATTGCGGTACCCGGTCTGCTGCGGCGTACAGGGCGGACGGAGAGCCGCCTGTGACCGTCGCTTGGATTTGGCAAGGAGGAAGATAGAAAACGCCGGCGCCTGGGGCGGTCAACGTCGTATTGCCTCCCGCCGTGACGAGCGTGGCGCCATCGGGACCTAAGAATTGCAAACTGACCGTCGCGCCGCCGAAAGTGCCGACGACGCTGAAAATCCCCATGCCGCCCATCCAGAAAGTTTGCCCACTGGAAGCGTTGGCGTTCGTGAGGAGCGAAACATGCGCGGCAAGCACTTAGAACAGCGTCGAGAGTAAGGCGACGTTCCCACTGGTCAAGTTATCGGGCCGCGCGACGAAAATCGTATACACCTCACTCGCCGTCGGGGTGATGGGAGAACCGGTCGAGTTCGCGAAGTTGATCGCCAGAGTGTCTTTCGCCTGCACCCGGCAGCCTCCCAACTGCAAACCGGTTTGCGTTGTGGGTTTGTTGACCCAGATGAAATCCCCTAAGCGAAGCCCGGAGATGGTAAAGGTTTGCTCTGCATTGGTGCTCGCGGCCACCGAGACCGGGGATAACGTCACCGCGATCGTCCACTGATTGATGATGTTGCCGCGCGCTAAAGTTGATGGATTGTTGGACATTTACTCTCCTTTGACGAGCAGGCCGCTGCTCACTGCATGGTCGTAGAAATTACCGCGCCACGCATAAGGTCCTCGGTGCGTGAAATTGATATCCGGATCGATCCAAAACCGCTCACCCGCGGCACACCATTTTCGCGAGAAATAAATATCCTCCCCATACGCATCGGGTGAGGATTCGGCGCGAAAGAAAGGTTTCTCAATCTTGGCAAAGGCGCTGCGCTTGATGCGCATGAACGCGGTGGGGGCTTCCAAGGACTCGAAGAGCTTGTCCTTGATCACCCCGGTCAAGGCGTTTTGGTGATAGGTCGAGTCCGATTCGATATCGCGCTTAGGCACGAGTCCTGCCACAATCTCGGCCGGATGCGCGAGAATGCGCGGGATCACCTTGGGGTCCCACCCCACATCGGCATCAATGAAAAATAAATCATCGGCCGGGGAGGCTAAAAAGGCTTGGGCTATCTTGTTTCGCACCATCCCTAAAAAGCAATTCCCGACCTCGGTCATCACATCCATCTCGTAGCCCATTTGGGTCAACAAGATCGCGGTTCCCGTCATCGCGAGCGTGTAATCAACCGATAAGGTCGTGTCGTAACTCGGCGTTGCGAACAGCACCTTGCGTTTATGGCTGCCGTTCTCAGGCATATACGCTACCAGTCGATCTGATTGCCCGTGGCAGGCGCCGTCCAGTTCGGCTGCACTCGAAGAATCCCTAAGGTGTAGACCTGAGAGCTCGTCGGCGTGATGGCCGTGCCGGTGAAGTTGCCGAAGGAGATCGCGAGCGTATCGGAAGCGCTCACGCGCACATTGACCACCCCTAAACCCGGTTGCAAGGTCGGCTTATTGATGAATACCACATCGGTGGTTAAAAGCCCGATGCCGGTGGAGGCGAAGGTTTGCTCTGCGGAAGTATTCGCCGCCACCGATGCGGGTGAGAGCGTGAGGGAGAAGACGCCCATTTTCCATACGTTGCCCGTCGGCATCTGCACCGTATCGGGAAGCGCATCGACATTGGGGCCCGGATTCGAGCCGGTGACATTCGTGACTGAAGGGTTTGCCATGTATGATTCCTATCCAGCGATCCGATAGCCCAAGGAGCGATAAAGACTCGCATACCCGTAGGCGATGTCCATGCGGGTGGGCTCCGCATCATTGTTGATGGTGTACTGCGTCGCGACGCGAATCGACATGCCCAAATCCTCATCGTACGCACGAGACGCCTCCACCGCGGTTCGCGGCAGCGGCAAGTCCACCATCGCCAACGCATAGGCATCCCTGGCAAACGCCAGGTGCTGCGTCGATACGGTCGAGGAGGCTGCCCCGCCGTTGATCGTGACGGTGTACGGGGAGACCGGAGCTGCACTTGAGTTTTGAAACTGCCCCCCGTAGATCAAACACTCTCCGACCGTGACTGTGAGGAGTCCCGAGCCGTTCGCGGTGTAAAGCCCTGCGTTCGTGCCGGTCGCGGTAAAGGTGCCGTGATTCAAAGTCGCGGGCGCGAACTGCGGGCCTCCGGTGGTGGCAACGCCTGAGACCTGGGCATAGCCCGCAGGGGGCAGCACGACGAATTGCTTCAACGTATTGCTGTACTGATTGCGGTTCTGCGGATTCACCGGGTAGACACCCGAGACTTGCAGCACATCACCGACTTTGCACGCGGCGGTGGAGGCGGTGATCCCGGAGATCTCGAAGGTGCCGGTTTGCGCCCAGCCGGTGGATAAAAGCGCGGTGCCCCCGGTCGGGGACGTTGCTCCCGCCAATACCGGGGTGCCAGGCAATGCGCCGGTCGTATAGGCGGCGATGTTCGAATCCTCAAACCAATCGAAGCCCGCGGTTTTCTTCGCGATCATGCCGGTCTCATAGGCATTCGCGATGCGCGCTTGGGGGTTAAAAAGCCCCTTTAAGCTATCGGCCATATAGGCTTGCGCGATCGGATGGAGCACCGTCACCGGGTCCATCTCCCCATCCATGCCCTCCGCCACCAGCACCGCTCGAGCGAGTGCAAAGGACAGATAGGAGGTTGGAGGGGTGCCAAACGTGCCGCCCAAATTGGCGGTGTTCTGGAAGGCAAAGTAAGCGCCATCGGAGTCTAGGCGATTGGCGACCGCTTTACAGGCCGGATGGATAAAGCGGCTCTCGAACTCATCGATGTCCAAGAGCATGTTGATCGTGTTGAACTGGATGTCAACGTGATACTGATACAGGATCGACACCGGCACATACTGCTCGGCGGAGGGCTCGACATTCAGCGCAGGGCCGAAGGTGCCGACGTAACGGGGCGGCACGCGAATGTTGCAAGTGCCGCCGATTTTAGAACCCTTTTTGCCGAATTCCTCGTCATACTGACGATTGAACTTGTCGGTGAGGACGCACTTGTTGGCAAGTACGGGTAACGCTCGATTCGTGATCATCGAGATCGTTAGGAGTTGATTGGCGATTTTCGCTGCACCTTAAGCCGCCGCCCCTAAAAAAGAGCGAACGACGCGAGAAGTAGTTTTCCCGCTTCTTTAGTGCCGTTTCCTTGCCAAGAGTGCCGTGCCGGCCTTTCGCTGAACGACCTTCAGATGATCCGCGACGGACATATCCTCGGGCGACTTCTCAACTTGGGGCGCGCTGCCGGTGCTCAGAGGCCGAATGATCGGCGCTGTGACGCGGGGCTTACTCGGGGATGATCCCGTCTCTGGACTCGGCTTATCGCCGTCGGTGGAAGCCTTTTCAGGTTCCGGATCAGCTTTCGCTTTGGGAGCGAATGGGGATAGCTTACTCTCAATTTTGCCGACTTCAACTAGGGATTTCGTGACGCCTGTCCAATATCGGGGCGTTCCGGGGGTTAATCCTTCGGTGAATTCGGCCAATTTATCCAACGCCTCCGGGTGCTTCGCGAAGTGATAGCCGAGTTCTGCGAAGAGTTCTGAGGATTGCATGTAGGTCGCCACATGCGGGGGCACTTCGCGGTCAATCGACTCGGTGACTTCTTTGAAATCGGGCACGAGCTCGATTGCTCGCTCAATGCGGGCTTTCGCATGGGACTGCATTTCAGCCTGGGCCGCATCCTCAGCTCTCTGGCGCGCCTCGGCTTCCTGTTTCTTCAACTTCTGATCGACCTTGTAATCAATCAGCGCATCCTGGTATTCCTGATCGGAAGCGAAATTGGCGCGCTCGGGCGCTTTGGATTCTTGGACCTCTTTAGGCTTCGATTCCTCCCTGATGCGGGCTAATTCCGCTTCGAGCTTCGCGGCACGCTCCTCCGCCAATTTGCCGCGGTTGTATTCAGCGGCGGCTGATTCCTCAGCCTCTTTCTGCTGGCGGTGCTTCTTCGCAATCGTGCGGCGCATCGCCTCGGTCCATTCGCGCTTCTGGCGGGGGGTAAGGCCATCCTCACCCTCTACGTCATCATCCTGGGACTTGGCTTCTGCCTCAGGCTTAGCCTCAACCTTCGGCAGCTCGCGCACGATCACCGTGTCTTGCTGGCCGGATTTGCCCTTCGATGGCTCCTTGACCTCACCCTTGGCTGCCGCCTCGCGTTTAGCCGCTTGAGCGGCGTTATCCGCCGTGATCTCGGGGCGCTCAATGGGTTTGCCCGTGGTGACTGATTCGACTAAATCCCGGTTATCCAGGGTGACAGTGGTCATTTTCCAGCTCCGTTGGTTTTCTCTGCTCTTTCGCCCGCTTCGATCATTTCCCGCTGCGCGGCCGCGTCGTGGCCGGCCTGCGCGTGGGTGTCCAAAATCTTGCCACCCGCTTTAATTTCCTCGACTTTGAGCGCGGTGTCGGCCTTGACCAGGGTATCGATGCGCTTGGTTTTGTTGGATTCCTCGACATCGTGCGCTTTGACCGCGGCGCCCAGGTGTGCCTTCGCAATGCCGTATTTGTTCTCCAACTGCGCTTGGCTCAAGGCTTGCTGCAACTGCTGAATCTGCCCTGAGAGCGATTGCACGATCGCGCGAGCCTCTTTCGGGAGGTTTTCCATGATTTTCTGCAACCCTTCGGGGGTTTGAGCGGAGATTCGGTCCGCCAATTCCTCCATATAGGGCGCATCGATCGCACGAAACACCAAATCCGCGCCATTCTTGGCGACGATTTCCGCAAGTTCTTTGATCGAAAGCAAACTGATGAGGTTTGCAGCCCCTTCCTCGCGCTTAGTCTCATAGGAAGGGCCGGCGTCCATCACTACGTCATATCGACCTACCGAGAGGTCGTTTTTGACCGATTTCACCCCATCATCAGCAGTTTGCGGATGGTTGATCTTGACCATCTGCGGCCTGCCATCCTCCCCGATGATGCGCTGCAACCGCTGTTCGCTGTAGTAGTGCGGAATC